CTCGGTTCCGGTTTCCGTAATTTCTCAGCCCGGAGGGCTTCGCCGTGTCGCCTAAGGCCCTAGTCTGTCGGGTTCCCGTTTCGCTGTGGGCGTTGAATCTGGGCTCTCCTGTTGGAGTTGCAGGCGCTTCTCGCGAAGGGCCGCTACTCCATGTCAGCCACTCGTCTCGCCGAGCGCGTGTTAGCGCGTCTCGCTCAAGCCGAAGCCTCGGAACCGAATGCGCACTATCGCGACGATCTGCGCATCGCGCGCCTGACGGTCTCCTACGCCGCATCGGGCGAAGCGGTTTTGTGCAGCCCGCATGTGCTCGCGAGCTACGCGGTTCTCGGCTTGCATCCCGAAAAAGTTTGGCCAGCAATTCTAGCGCGACGCAATGCGCTCGGATGGCCGGACAAAGAAGTGCGCGGCGCGCCAAAAAAGCCGCCGCGGTCGGTCGAGCTCTGGTCTGAAAATACGAACGCCGCGAGAGCCGTTAACTCTCGCGGCGGTAGAACGTTGCTTCGCGACAACACGAACAGTGTGCCTATGGCCGCACCATCGATAGCCGCACTATACCCCAACTCGGACGCTCCTTCTAGCGCAAAAAAGCGCGGGTTCACCTATGACGAAATGCTCGCCATTGTCGAGTTTTCCGGCGCGCCGCATTCTGTCCGCCAAGGTACGCTCAGCGCCTTAAAAGCCCGCGGACAATGGCCCGGTGAGGATGGTCCGGCCACCGGAGTGGTTTGCATCTCGCTGATCGGCATGCAACTGCACGGGGTCTGCTGCCGGTCCACGGCACGCTGGCGGGCGCGGCGGGCGGTCCGGCTCGGCTATTGGCGCGAACTTCGCAAAGCGAACGCCTGGTCGGATTGTCCGAAGTGTGGCACCAAGCGCAAAGCCGGAACCTGCGATGCGTGCGGCTACGTGGGCCGCGCGAAAACTCCGGAAGGCAAAGCGAACTTCGACGAGTTCTGCCGACCCTTCATGTACGAGATCGACATCGAGAAGTTCCGGACGGCGCAGCGTCCGAAAGAAATTCGGCACTTCGACGCGCGCACCTACGCCGAATACAAGCAAGCTGCCAAGCGCGGCGAGCATCCGAACGTCACCGAGATGCCAGCGCGCAAGCCCGCGCAGCCTGCTCCGTCAGAGCCGCCTCCGGCCACTTCAGCACCCAAGCCGGAACGAGCGAAGCCCGCAGCGGAAACCAGCGAGCCCCGCAAACCGCTCGACATCACGCGCGACGTGCGCTTCGCCATCGCAGGGTGCTACTCGAATGCGCGCAAGCAAGGCAAGGACGAGGAGGCGGCGATCCGCGAAACCTGCGATGCGTTGTCGAGCGAGACGCGCTGCCTCTCCGAATCCGAGGCGCGGCTGCAGTTGAAAATCTGGCAGTCGAAGCATGGATCGCTCGAACCTGCGAAGCGCGAGCCAATCTTCATTGCCAAGTGCAAGGAGTGTGGAAGTGATCTGCTGCAGAACCGCGGGCCAGGTCCGCGTCTCAAGTGTCCGCGCTGCACACCGAGTCCATGAAAAAAGCAAAACGGCGCGGACATCACTCCGCGCCGCGCTTCGAATGTGTTTTCGCCCAGACCGCCAGATCGGAGGAAAACGAATGGCAACTACACCAGCATCATACCGCAACCCGCAACCCCCACAGCAGAAATGCACGGCGCCCCGGCAAACGCTCGCCGTCCGAATCCAGCGCAGCCAGATCGCGCGCACGCTCGATGAACTGTGTGCCCTCGGGCTGGTCGAGAAATTCCGCGACGAGTACAACATCACCCGCTACCGTCCGACGAATGGGCGAGTGGCATGAACTTGCCGACTGAAAACCGCGTTCCTCCACACTCAGTCGGCATAGTGGACGAGGACGGCGCCGAAATCCTTGGGGGAGGAACAGTCGCCGTCCTCGATCGCGCGGTCGAGTGGATGCGCTTCTGCTACTCGTGCAACGGCCTTCATCTGTTCATCGCCGATCGCGAGTGCTTCGACGGCCTCATCGGGCGTTGCTCGCATTGCAGCGATGAGCGGATCGCGGCGTTCACGCGCGTGAATTCGGAGGTGGCGTGATGAGCACGAAGGCCAAGGGCGCGCCTTGGTCGGCTCCGGAGGAAGCGCGACTGCGTGAACTCTATCCGACGACGAACGTGCGTGATCTCGCTCCGATCTTTCGGCGTTCTCCGGAGGCGGTGAAGAGTCGCGCGACTTTGCTGCGGATTCCGAAAGTCAAGCAGCGCAAACTGTGGACCGCATCGGACGACTGGATGATGCGCGCCTTTTATCCACACGTCTCGAATCCTGATCTCGCGCAACGACTGCGCTGCTCCGTGTTGTCGTTGTATCGGCGCGCACATTTGCTCGGCGTTCACAAGAGCGAAGTTTTTCTTCGCGAATTCTGTCGGCTGCGCCCGGGCGCAACCCTCGGCGCTCAGTACCGATATCGTAAGGGCCATGTTTCTTCTAACAAAGGCGTGCGCCGACCCGGCTTTTTTGTTGGCCGCATGCGCGAGACGCAGTTTCGCAAGGGGCAGCAGCCGCACAACGTGATGCCGCTGTGGAGCTTTCGCTTCAACTCGATGGGCTATCTCATGCTCAAGACGGGCAAGCCTGCGCCGAAGCCGAATAACGGTTGGGAGTGGGTTCACAAGTTGATCTGGGAGCAGGCAAACGGGCCGCTGCCGGATTTCAGCCTCGCTCGACTCTGGTGGAAGGATGGCGATCATGGCAACTGTGCGCTCTCGAATCTTGAGTTGGTCACAGCGCAAGAGCACATGGCGCGCACGACGGTTCACAACTTCCCTGCTCCATTGAAGCAGGTCATTCAACTCAAAGGCGCGCTGAAGCGCCGTATCGGAAGGATGGAAAAACAAAATGCCGAAGAACACGATCGACGATCTCCGCAATCACCTGTTTGCGACGATCGAAGCATTGCAGGATGACGACAAGCCGATGCCGATCGATCGGGCGAAAGCAATCTGCGAAGTCGCGGACCGTCTCATCGACACGGCGAAGGTCGAAGTAAAACTTTACGACCTGGTCGGAGGTCGACCTGCGAGCCAATTCCTCGCTCTTCCTCGGGAGGTCGACGAAGCACCAAAAAGGCCGACGCTGATGTCGCCGCGGGTCAGCTGATGCACTCCGAACTGCTCAATCTCCGGCTCTTCGCCTGTGCGATCGCGAAGACTTCCCTGCTCACCGGACTGGCTCCGGGAATCCTGTTGGCCTTCTTCGGTCCGCGCGTGGCGAAGTTCTGGTGCCCGCTCTCCATCGGCAAACAGTATCGCGTTAAGGGCTACCACACCGGAGATTTCGTGGGCGAAGTCGTGAGCGTAGATCGAAGCGTGGCGCGAGTGCGCGTGACTGATCCGATGCGACGGATTCCGCACGTTGAGAATCGCTGCTCGTTTCCCGAGTGTGTGCGGAAAGATTTTCACGACGGCGATCACGAATTTGCGCGAGTGCGCGAAGGTGCGCTGATCGAAGTTTGTTGGGAGTCCGCGAAATGGATTCCTGCAGTTGATCAAGTTTCCGGGGGCGGGCAGTTAGCCGCACTGAGAATCAGTTCAATACCGACACGGTTGAACCGGGCAACAAGCCCGCCCCGGAAAGTCTGGAGGCAAGCGTGCGCGAATGGATGTGGAAGTGTGACATCTGCCGCGCTGAGCGGCCTGACGTGTTCATCAGTGTTCACAAGCTGGATATCGGCCCCAAGGAATTTCCGCCGGGAACAATGGTACGGAATGTGAAGTACTGCAACGACAATCCGGCCTGTAAGGAAGGCGCGGCAAACTGGAAAGAGAAAAGTCAATGAGCGCCGCCAAACAATTCGCCCTCGAATCTCTTTCGAGCGCCGAACTGGATGCACGTGCGGCGGCGTCCGTCACGTCCCTACGGAGTCGGCACCAAGTCGTACAACGGCTCGGCGGAAAAACGCGAGATGGATCGGCAGAGAGAGCTGGCCACGGCGAAGTATGAAGCTCTGGGCTATGAGCCTTACGACGCTCCCCTGCTCTGCCACTGTCCGCAACGCGAGCACCCGCACGAACTCAGCGTGCACGCCCTGATTCGGCATGAGTGGTGGAAGCGCGAACTGCGGGACAAATGGCCCTGGTCGTTGATGGCTTCGACGCGGGAGGAGCCGAGCACGGAAAGGAAGGCGGCGTGATGGCGCACGAATGTGAAACGTGCGGACTTTGGTGTTGCTGCGATGGCGATGACACCGGCGGATTGCCACAGCCGCGCGATTGTCCACATTTGATCCGACATATGGAGGAACCGGACGATGAAGAATTGTCGGAGTGCCCGCGATGTGAAGGAACCGTAATTTATAACCTTCGGGCCTGCGCAATCTGCGGCGGAGACGGCTGGATTTCCGAACATTCGCTGCTGAAGGATGAGCCTGATGGAGTCGCGTGAAATCGAGGAGCCGAGCACGGAAAGGAAGGCGGCGTGAGCGGCCATCAGGTTACGACGCAGCGGCAGATCAGTCAGGAACTTTTGCGCGGGCAGATCGAGCGCGAGATCGACGCGGAGTATACAGCGTGGCAGAAAAATTGGGAGCGCGGTCATCGCGGCATAAAACCGACTCCGAATTTGAAGTGGTCATGGTACCGGAGTCGGTTGGTTCGGGAAATTTGCGACCGGCGTGCGGGGATTCGCTGATGGCTTCCAAGCGCGAGGAGCTGAGCACGGAAAGGAAGGCGGCATGATGGCGAATCGCAGGCTTTGGTGGGCAAGTCTTTCTTCTGCTTCTCCGCGGTATAACGACTGGTTTTCGATTCTCGGCTCGAACGATGTGCCGCTGCTACATCCCGGATCGGGCGAAACGGAATTGATCGGCGAAGGCAAGCACGAAGTTTACTTGCTCGATCTTTCGGCGCTCACCGAGCAGCAGATGGATCGACTGGTCGCATTCGTCGCGAAGAAATTCCGCGCCACGCCACAAGAAGTACGCGACGGGATCATGCGCGAAGGATTTCCCGTTAGAGCGGCGGACGTGTACATCTGCTTCGACCTGAGGACGTTCGTCTGATGGAAAGCAAAGAAATCTTCGAGGCCTTCACTTCGCTGAAATGCGCGGGCTGCGGTGGAGTGAAACGCCGCCATAACGCCTTCTGCACCTGGTGCTATCGCGAGCTGCCGGCCGCGCTCAAGAGTTCGCTGTGGAAGCGCTTCGGCTCCGGCTTCGAGGAAGCGTACCAGGCTTCGTTGAGCTGGTTTCGCCTGCATCCGTTTCAGGGCGAGCATCGCGCGAAACAGAAGGGTTTGTGGGAGGACGCGTCATGAAAGTCATGGTGAGCTGTTCCTGGTGTCACGAAGCCAACCAACTCCAGTGCGGCGGACGAAAAGTCTACTGCTGGAGTTGCGGACATCGCGCGGACGTTCCTCGCGTCGAGTGTGATTGCCGGAAGTGCAGAGTGCAGCACATCTTGGCGGAGGGGAGCGCAGCATGACCGCCAAGGAATTCGTCTGTCATCTCGCGCCGGTGGAACTGGAGCGCCTGGCCTCGATCTTCAACTTCCTCGCCGAGCACGAGCACGAATTGCAGCTGGCCAGCGGCCAACCTTTGAACGATGGACTCGACTTTGCCGCTTTTCTCCGCGAAGTGGCTGCCGCCCTCCAATTTCCGGACAGGGGCAAGGTAACCGAGAGGCAGCCGCAAGCGCGCTGGGATCGCACCTGCCCGGATTGCGACCACGAGCACGAAGGCAAAACCGAGTGCAGCCATTATCTCGGCGAGGGCAAGTTCTGCCGGTGCGAATCGAAGGTGACGGCGTGAACCCACTTGCCATCTTCGGCCTGATCCTCGGCGGCGTGGCCGTGACCTTCGCAGGCTTGGCGCTCTTCTTCGATGGTTACGAGCGCGGCCATCGGATCGGCAAACAGCAAGGCTACGAGGAAGGATTCACCGCGGGGAAAATTCGCGCCGACGAGTGGTGGTCGGACGCGGAAAGCGGAGTGCAGAAGGCGCGGGAGGAAATTTGGAAGGACGAAGGATGAAAGAGGTCCTGCGGATCGTGGCCGTCTCGCTGGCGATTCTGTCTTTGACTCTGGTCGAGATTTTCCGTCCGGACGTGATCGAGCGCGTGTCTCGCATTCTCGGAAGGTTTGCGGTATTCCCGTGAAGCTTTGGCACAAACGAATTCGGAGAGCGCTGCTGGCCACACTCGTTTCAGTGTTGCTGGTGCAGTGGGCGTATCCGGATTCTTACTTCGCGGCCTACGAGTACGTACGCATCGCAGCCACCAAAGGCCAGCGGCGCCGCGGCACGAAGATCCTGCAATGCGAGTTCCGGGAGCGTTCGCTGGTCGCTGTGGGCTACGAATACGGCCTGGCGGTTCGTCGCTTCTATCACGAAAAAAGATCAACCCGCGAGGTCTGCCTGGAACTGAGCTTTGCGGATCGCGATCTCAGCGATGCCGGGCTCGATGTTGAGTACTTCAATGCGAAGCTGCGCGGCCTGGGAGATGTGCGGGCAGCATGTGCGGAGGGGAAGAACTGATGAGCTACCGCAAAGAGAACGGGGCAGGTGATCCTCACTATGAGCCGGGAGGATTTCTCGCAGCTTTTACTGGTGTCCTCGATTATGCCAAGCAGGTAGATCACGGCGTGGGTTGGATCCTCGGCCTCATAGTCGAAGGAGACGCGGTAGTTTTTCATGGTCGCCTATCTTATCCCTTCTGTGAGTTGCACACCCAGTGCGCCGCCCCGTTAATCGGATTGCCGTTCTTATCCTCGATGGCATCCTGTCTCCACGCTGCCCCAATGCCCCTGCGTCGCTGATGTTCGAAAGTGGCTTGGTTCAGGGTCAACCGCTTCCCGCAAAGCGAGCAGCGGCCTTCCTGGCGCAATAGCATGGCCTCTACGCGCCGCTTGTATTCCCTCCAGCCTGCCGGGGAATCCTGGCAGACTTCCCTGCCGTCGAGGTATCTGCGTACCGCTCCGTTCAGGATGAGTTCGTAGCGGAGGCTCGGTCCTTTTGGTTCCGGGTGCCAGGAGTAGGCGGAGCGCGGGATGGGGCGGCGGCGGATCATGGTTGAGTAAGTCTCTCGCTGAGGAGTTCGCAGATTTGCTTGTTTTTGAAGCATTCGGCGCTGCCGGGAATGTGCCAGTGAGGGCGCTCATCGCAAAAGCGTCCTTCGGTGTATTCAGCCACAATGATGTCGCCTTCAAAACGCACCCAGTAGAAACCGGGTATTCGCTTTCGGTCTGGTTTCATCGACTTCTCCTTCCGGCGCGGAGTGGGCGGGGGAATGGGGCGGCGGCGCATGGTCACAGTTCGGTCTTCATCGACTCCATGCAGCCGGGGCAATAGTCCGCGCCATTGATGACGCCCCAACCTTCCTGCTTCGCGGCCTTGCGCAGAATCTTGGCGGTTGCGGGCGAGATGAAGTGTTGGCAGGTTTCGTGTGAAGTTTCACCGTAGATGTCGGGGAAGGTCACATCTCCCGAGCCGTGTTCGTTGTCGCAGAAGATCAATCGAGCCGAGCGAATCATAGAAAGTTTCCTTCAGACTTCAGAGAGTTTCCTTCAGACTTTTTTATTGCCTTCGTAGCTCAGCCCCAATTCGCATCGCCGTCCAAGCTCCGCTTCGCGCTTATCCCAGATTTCGACCTCGCACTCAAGCGAGAGTTTGTGCAGCAAGAGACAAGTTTCGATGCGGTCTTTCAGTGGCTTCGTTCGGTCGCTCCAGACATGATCGTGAGCCCGGACGAGCACCAGCCAACCGGAATTGTCGTAGATGCTCATCGGGCTTTGAGTTTCCGGGCGAGTTTGCGCGCTTCCCTCTCGCGGCGGCTGTAGATTTCAGCGGCCAGGTCGAATACGCCGCGCCAGGAGACTTCGTAGCGAGTCCTGGTGCCGAGCAATCGGACGGCGGCATGCTCGGGGAAAACTTCGATGACAATCTCGCGTTCCTTGCCTCGATAGCGGGCAACCTGGTTCGTGATGAACGAGAGACGGCTTTTGCGTTCGGCAATTTTCTTCATGGTCTCCCTATTTTTCGCAAGCACACCAACAGCAAACGCGCCGCTTGAAAATCATTCGTGTCTCGTCCGCGCGCCCGCAGGTACCAGACGGCATGCCGTATCAGCCTTCGTGCGATCATCCGGGAGGATTCCACCCCCGTGGAATCCTCCCGTCTTTCTTTCGCCAGATGTGCCGTCTGTTGGTTCACCCGGCGAAACCAGTGGCGTTCCCAAGTGAGAACGCGGCGAATTTCAGAGTTGGAGATCATGCGGCGTCTTCGTCGTCTCCGGTCTCGCCGAGAGCTTTGCGAACGATCTCACGCGGATCGATCTTATGTTTCTTTTTGAAGTTCTCGAAAGCCTCTTCGGCGGCGCTTAGGGTGTCACACAGCCGCTTCAGTTCGTCCGCGTCCTTCGGCTCGAAGAAATTGCCGTAGCTGACCTGCTCAGACTTTTGCTCGTCATCAAACTTGACGAGGATGTTGCGGTTGCTGCCGTGGATGCCGAGGATGACTCCGGTGCGAAGCTTCCCCGGCTTGTCGTTCCAGCTTTGTTTTTCCCACATGCAAAACGGGATGCTCACGCGTTTCGAGCGAGCAATGCGGCCTGCCAGTTTTTCGGTGAGTTGCTTGAGCGATTCGGCGCGGACCTGGTCGCCTTCGTAGTCGGCGAAGAATTCGCCCTTGTCGCTGATCTGTACAGCGAACTTCTTGCCCTTCACTTCGATCTTGCTGAAATCTTTGAGCATCGTTGGTCTCCTCGGTGCGCGCTTCACGCGCAGACCGGATACTAAACATTTGCGTAGTACCCGGTTTCGACCTAGGCGATCTCTTCCCGATTCGGTTGGTCGAGCACCGAAACCACTCCCTGCGGCCCCTTCGGTTTCACCGCTTCCAGGCTCTTCGCGGTCATCACCTGCAACAGTGTTAGGGCGTGCCCTGGATGGAGCACGTCTTCGGTCGCGAGATGCAGCAGCGCGGCGAGCGAAGCCTGGTCCGTGATCTTCTCTCCCTTGCCGATCCGCGCGCGCAGCGCCTTCACGATCTCGACGTTCTGTTTGAGCCGGATGGTCGCGATCTCTTCCTCCATCCTGGACCAGGAGCTGAAGCCATTCAGGTATTCGAGCGTCAGGTTGCGATACATGGCGTCGAGTTTCGAGCGTTTCTCGCCGCCGGGAAAGCAGTGGTTGAGCAGATTGTCCAGTTCTTCGAGGAAGCCTTTGCGCGCGGCCTGGTCCTGCGCCCTCGGAGTTTTGCCGGAGACGATCAGCTCGCGCGTGCTCGATGGTTCCGGCGCGGGTGCATCGACCTTCGCCATGAAGTCCAGGTAGGGCCGGAAAGCCTGGAACACCGCCTTGTAGTCTCCCGCTCTATACATTCCCTGCTGGCCGGGGAATACGAATTGCATCCCATTCAGCAGCCCTGCCGTGGCATCTTTGATCACGTCGCAGAGATATTCGGGCTGGGTGCGGATGCGGAGCAATTCGCGGATGCGGCGCTTGTTGCGCGACATCTCCAGTTCGAGATCGGCTTCGTAGCCGAAATTCTCACCCCCTCCAGCGTTGAATTTCGAGTTTCCCTGGACCAGTCGCGAGCGGCCTTTCTCGTCTTCGACGTTGTTCCACTCATAGCCGATGCGCCCGACGCCGATGGCGTGAAAGTTTCCCAGGCGGAAGCCGCGGATGATCGGACGCCACTCGTTCATCAGTTGCTCGCGGCGCTCGAAGGGAAGATAGCCGTCTTCGTAGCTGAATTCCGACAGCCCTTCCTTCCAGGGAACGGTCAGATCGTCCTGCACCAGGACACAGCAGCCCTTGTCGGCCAGCTCCACGGATTCGGCCACCTGGTTCAGGCTTTCGCCGGAGACGATCGTGATGGGGACTTTCTCCACGTCGAAGATGGTCCGCTTGTAGATGCGCCAGCGGTCATCGGAAGAATAGGCGACGACCGGCGCATGGTCGCAGAGTTCTTTGGAGATTCCCACGGCCAGGCGGGCCGAGGTGCCGGACTTGCCGGAACCGTTCAGCCCGTCGATCGAGGCCTTGAGGTAGGACTGGTTAGTGTTAGACATCGGGTGCATTCTCCTTTCGAGATTTGAACTTTTTGTGCCCGAGCAAGAGGAAGGGGAAGGCCACAAATCCGCACATGCAGGCTGCCTTGGCGATGCAGAGCAAGAACAGCAGGACGTCGGCAAGCTCGCTGTTTTCAGCCACGGGATTCCTCCGCGTATTTGCCGAGCCTGATACTTTCGAGCAACTCGCCAGCGGTAATTGGCTGGCCGCTGAGCGGGTCGCGGAATGGACTGCCGTGCCAGACAGCGATGCCGTTGTCGAAGCATTCAGCGACTTGATCGAGAAAACGCGGCGATGTCTTGTGCTCTCCTATCCACGGCTCACCTCCTGAAAATGATCGAGGCAGAATTCCTGCTCCGATTCGAGATGATGCACCGTAGCTTTCCGGATGCACGGCACCGCGTCGCATGCTCCGTACCGCGATTCCGGGGACTCGTAGGAGCAGCAAGAAAGATAGGATTCGTCCTGCGCCTGGCAGACGCGGGTCACTGCCCGGTCAATGGCGTCGCGCAGTACCTGTGGAAAATCCGGAGAGCGAAGAACGGTAAGATCGTGTGCAGCCATGATGGCCTCCGATATAGGCTGTTGTGGTTAGCCCCCGAGCGCTGTGTTGCAAGCACGCACTCGGGGGCGTTGAAGTCTTAGAGCGAATTCCCTTCCAAGCGGTCGATGCGATTTTCGTGATCCATCACTATGACGGCGAAGCGATCTAGTCCGTTATTCATCTTCTCGACGCTCTGCGAGAGCCGCTCTGTGCCGTCGATAAAGCGTTGGAGCTTCATTTCGGTGTCGATCTGTAGCGAAGCCAACCTGTCGAGCTTTTGTTCCAGCTTCTTGATTTCTTCCTCGTAATTCATCTGCCCTCCGTGCATCATGCGTGTCACTTTATACGTAGCGGTACGTATTGTCAAGCACTCTATTTGACGCATTTTCATATACCTAGCGCTACGAAAGTAAGGCATCTAAAACCCGCGTGATACAACTGTCAGCAATGTCACCCAAGAACCCTGCAGCCGTCTCACTCGGGCGCAAAGGCGGAGAGGCCCGCGCGAAGAATCTCACCCCGCAACAGCGCAGCGACGCCGCTCGAAAGGCTGTTGAGGCTCGCTGGGCAAAGATGGATAAAGCCTTGGATAAACTGGAAAAGCAAACCACTCGGACAGAGGCGACGATCAACGAACTGGTGAGGCTCAACCGCGCCAACCGCCGAAAGGCGGCTGGGAGGAAGAAAGTGAAGGCTGGAAAATGAAACACAGCCCTGAACCACTCTCGCCACTTCCCTCTCGGACTCCACCCGCAGGACCATACTCTCCGGGAGGCTTACCCCTATGAAACTCGGCGAGTCGATTCAAACCTACAACCCCACCCTGGCTGTGAGGCGCGAGTATGGCACCTTTCAGGTCAAGACACCGGGCGGCGAAGAACTGTTCATCACCTGCAAGCCGGGCGAACCGGTCGGCATCGAATGGCCCGACAACACCGGCAACAAACTTCCCTTCGTGGTGACCAAGATCAGCGAGCCGCTGGCCCTGACCACGATGGAGCACGTCGCGCCGATCCGCGCAGCGGGATAGACCCAGCCCAGCGCAGTTCTTTTTTACACAACTCTCGCGAGGACCTCAGCGACTGAGGGCAGGGACCGCGGTGTGTCCTCGCTCCACGTCCGCGCTTCGTAGACCATAGGGTACAATTCCCTGCATCATGGCCTCGGCTCCCTTCTTCCTCTGCGCGGACTGCGGCTCCGATAACTTCCTGCTCACCCCGGAGCGCGGCCCGCGCGGCGACTGGTTCGTGATCTGCAAAACCTGCGTCACCTGCTACGAACTCTGGCCCAACGGCTCGATCCGCCGTACCCGCGCGGGCGTCCATCCTTCCGAAATCACGCACGCCGTCCGCGCCTTGAGCGCCACCGAGACCTGAACGCAATCCTCCGTCCACTTCGAAAACCCCTCGTTCCTACACGTTCGTAACTTGCAACCCTCTATCTTTGGCCTCGATGATGCGTCTGACGGTGGGCGGCAGGCCAGTGACCCTAAGCGCCGCGTCTCTGACGCCCAACGACTGCTCGCTATCTCCTGCCGCCCACAGGTCTCCGGCATTCCCAGCGCCATGCTGGTTGATCCCAGGTACCCCTGCTAATCGTGTGCGAGTCGCATTTCTAGGTCACAGTCAGCCGCGCGACGGTTCGGTCCGACCGTCCGGCGGCTACATCTCGAAAAGTGAAGCTGAAGCTCTGGTCCGGCTTTTAGTCGCCGAGCGGATTTCACAGAAGCGCATTCGCGCCTTCGAGCCCGGTCTCTACCGCGCCCTCAGTCCGATCAGCTTCATGCCGCAACGCCTGCCCTCCGCCGAACTCCCCGGAGTGAAATTCATTCCGCCGCCCACCGATCTGCGCCCCAAAGTCTCCGCCCTGAAAGCCGGATGGGACTGGACCAAAGAAGCGGATTACCTACCGCAAGCGATCACCGCATGAACTGCCCTACTTGCGGTCACAGAATAACTCCGCCGATCACGCCACGCGAAATTGGAGTGGCGAAGCAGTTGGCGGAAGGATTGGCGGGAAGAGAAATCGCCCGCAACCTTGGGAAGACGCACCGGACGGTGAAACTCCAGCTGGGAAATATTTATCGGAAGATGAATTTGAGCGATCGTCGCGTGAACCCCTACGTCAAGCTCGCGGTTTGGTGGAACTGCGAACTCTTCCAGATCGGCCTCAAGGAGCTCGGGCTTTCCGCGTAACATGCCTGCATCGTGCACTGGTTCAGCAATCTGGCGGACCGCAGCTTAGCCATCTACGGCGCAACCATGACAGCGATCGAAAAAGCGAAGGAGCTCGGAACCTACAACGCGTTCGATCGCTCGAAGCAGTATCCGCTCGATCGTGGGGAACAGGTCATCGAGGCGATCAACAAGTGCTGGACGAAAGTGCACAGCCTCGAAGAATCGAATCGTCGCAAGGACGAAAAGATCGAGAAACTCAAGAAGCAGCTTGGTCGCTACAAATTCGGCAACATCGTTTTGACCTCGATCGTGACCGGATTGGCTTGGGAAGGATTGAAGGCGCTGATCGCGCTGCTGCGCTAAATCAAAAGCTATGGCAACGGTGGTCGTGAATCCGGACCGGTTTCTGCTTTCGAAACTCAAACAGCGAAGAGTTCCGCGAGCGGCGAAACCAGAATGGCCAAGAACGCCGCGTCTCGACATGCAACGCCTGGGCAGGATCGCCGCGCAACGGCGCTGGACCCAGATGCTGGTCGAAATGTGTGCCGGACGAAGCTGATGTTTCCCACCGCAATCAATGACCCGAAAGTGATCGCGCGCGCCGACTACTGGTGGGAGCGCTGTCTCTATCGCCTGCTTCAGCGTCACGACGAGCAAGCTGCAGCGCTGCGCGCTCTCGTGAGTCCGCTCGCATCGACTGCGCGCGTGGCTGATCTGGTATGGCCGAGCACCTAATGAAGAATCTTTACATCCGGCTTCGCGAGGAGCTGTACCTGGAGCTGATCGACGCAGCGGCCGAGTGCTACCAGCGCGACGAGCCCCGCGACTGTACGCCGGAAGACTTCGCCAAGGAATGCATCGAGTCTGCTCTGGCTTCGCGCCGGCTCGATCGTCTGGCCACTGTATGAACGCTCGTTCTATGACTTTGCAGCTCATCGTGTTGTGGTGCGTGGTGCTCTGCGGCTGCGCTCGCCGGCCAACTACGTTCAATTCTTTTGACGCCTCGCAGTGTGATTTTTAAGTCACAGACAAATGAAGTGCTTCCTGCTTGAGCCGGTTGGAACGATTCGCGTCTGGGCGCGGCGCTACAGCAAAAGCGTTCCCAACTGCTGCCCGAAATATCCCGGCGAGTACTCCTACCACAACGCCATGAACCTCATCGCGGATGTTGATTTCCCTTTGCCGCCAGACGGCGAATACGAACAATGGGACAACTTCGTCGAAGCGATGCGCCCACCGGTCGGCGATCCGCTCTGGCCGGCCAAGTGTGAATGCGGCGCGACGTTTGAAAACAGCGAGACGATCGGGCGCGGCGGACAGATGTTCGTGCACCGCCTGCACAAACGCAGCGACAACGGCGGGCTGACCACAATCCAGGAAGCTCCCGCCGGCGCAATGTGGCGTGCCTGGTGGATGAAGCATGAAGGCCGCTACTGGGACTGGGACAATCAGACCGAAGCGCCGCTGATGTGCAAGACACCAGGCGGAGAATGGAACATCGATAGCCGCGCGTCGAACTGCACGCTGAAGAATGATCGTCTTCACCGCTGCTGGGTTCGGCACGGCACTCCGCCCATGATCACGGTCAATAAGAATGGCGTGACCTGCGGAGCTGGTGCGGGATCGATTCAATCCGGCAAGTGGCACGGATTCCTGCGAAACGGCGAGCTGGTAGCCGCATGAGCGCGAGTCTTGTCGTCTACATCGTCGGCCTGATCCTCGCCGCGATGGCTCTCGCCAAAGTGATCCGGGAACGAGCTCGTGCGGAAGAACGAAAACGCGATCGCAATTACTTCAAGCGGAACTACGAATGAGCGTTCCAATCTGCAAGTTGCGGAAAGCAGGACACGTCTGGGCGCTGCAGCCATATTGATCCGTCCACCTATCGAACTCTAAGTCAGAGCCAGGGCCAGGACGTGCCACTTGGCTTAATCTTCGTCTGCAGTCACGGGGTTCCACTTCATTTGGATTGTCCGCTGTGCGAGCGCATGCTTACGGCAGGTATTCTCACCCATCTTGAACTACTCCGATGAAAAGCAGCTTCATCGTGTCACGGCTGAACGTGGATCTCCTGCCCCATGCCTATCTTAAGAGCGACGAGGCGCAGAAGTGAAGGAGATTTATGCCCAACGCTCCGCCCTCGATCTGCCGGGACTGCAATGCGACGGCGATCGCCGGCACTCCCTATTGCGAGGCTCACCAGAATGACAATCGCGCACTCCGGGCCGCGCGCGATCGCAACGTTGCCCGCCGCGACTCCGGACTCAAGCGTCTCTACGACAGCGCGGCCTGGCGCAAGCGGACCGTTCCGCTCATCCTTGGTCGGGATCCGCTCTGCCAGCTCGCCATCATCTGCGAAGGCCGCGCGCTCTCAACCGAAGTCGACCATGTCATTCGAGCCGGGGCCTACATCGCCGCGCACCAGGGCGACGAGACTTACTTCTTTGACCCCGCCAACCTCCGCGGGCTCTGTCGCGCCGACCACAGCCACAAGACGGCGCTGGAGAACCGAGGACTTTGGAAGGAACCGGAACGACCGATCGATCCAGACGCCGCGAGGGGGTAGGGGGTCCGATTCGCGGGGCGGCCTGCCGGCGACCGGTTCCCACCGACATTTGCACTTTCGCAGCAAAAGAATTTTTCCCTGAAAAGTGGCCAAGCTGCGTAAAAACGTGCGTTTCAGCGTGATCCTGGTCGACGGCCGCCGTTTTCCGAAAATCGTGCGCGCACCAGCCGGAAGAAGGATGCCCGAGGCCCTTGTCGAAGCTGTGCTCACTCGGGAAGCCGAACTCGTCGAGAAACACTTCCCTGGCCGCGAGTTCCGCCTGGTCCCGCTGGCCAGCGGCGACTTCAACTTCGTCGAAATGGGCAAGGAAGAGGCCGAACTGCGCGCCAGGCACAGCGAATTGCACGAGAAGTACACGGAGGCAGCGGCCGTCTGATGGGTGGAAAAGGATCCGGCGGCCGCAATCGGAAGACGACGGCGCAGAAGAAAGCCGAAGGAAACCGCGGGAAGCGCCGGCTCAATCAAAACGAGCCGCCGACGCTGCCGGGCGAGCCAGCGATGCCTGCTTTCGTCGCCAAAGACATCGCGGTGCGGCAGGTCTGGAAGGAATTGGTTGCGGTCCTCGCCGATTATGGCGTGCTGCGCAAGACCGACGCGATCGCGATCGGCACGCTGTGCTCGAACTATGTGCTCTTCGCCCAAGCCGATGCCTCGGTTCGTAAGCACGGGCACGTCATCGTCACGGAACTCGACCAGGAAACCGGAGTCGCTGTCCTCAAAACCAATCCTTCGTTCAGGGTCCGCAGTGACGCATTGAAGCAACTGCGCGCCGGCTGGCAGGCCTTTGGACTGGATCCGCGATCGGCGGCAGGCATTCAGCTTCCCGACAATCCGGACAAGCCCAAGACCGGGCTCGATCTGATCAAGTTGGCAAAAAGCGCGAAGGACGAGATCGTTCACTGATGATTCAGCACGAAACCAAATGGAAAAGCAGCGCGGCGCAGTCTCTGCTGGCGGAGAGCTGCAGCCGGATCCCGACCGTCGGGCGCTACGTGCTCGACGTGCTCACCGGAAACGTGCTCACGGGTCGATTAGTCTTCCTGGCAGTCGAGCGCTTCCTCCATGACCTGGAGCGGGCGCACAACCGCGATGCATCGTTCCCTTTTTTCTTTGACCAGGGTTCGGCGGTTGCGATCATCAAGTACTTCCGCGATCTCTGCCCGTTCAGTCTCGTCGCCTTTCAGCAGTTCGCGGTGAGCAATCTATTCGGCTGGAAGAAAATGGGCGTGGAGTGCTCGGTGCATCCCACGGGCCATCGCCGCTTTCAAACCGCGTATATCGAAATGGGAAAAGGCTCGGGCAAGACGCCGCTGGTCGCCGGCATTTCGACCTATGGCGTCTGCGCCGATGACGAGCCGAGTGCAGAGGTCTACATCGCAGCTCCCTCGAAGGACCAGGCCGCGATCTGCTTTCGCGATGCAGTGCGCATCGTCGATGAGAGTCCCGAGCTGGCGCGCATCTTCAAGAAGCATGGCTGCTCCGGCAAGATGCTCTCCGGGAATCTTTCCTTCGGCACCTCGTTCATGCGGCCGATTTCCGCCGAGCACAAAACGCTCGACGGTCCCCGTCCGCACATGATCGTCGCCGACGAGCTTCACGAGCACCACACGACTCTGGTTCTCGATAAACTCACCGCCGGCTTCAAAGCGCGGCATCAGCCTCTGGCCCTCGAAATCACGAACTCCGGTTGGGACCGGGAGACGATCTGCTGGTATCACCACGACTATTCGCGCCAGGTGCTCGAAGGCATCATCCAGAACGAGGCCTGGTTCGCCTACGTGTGCCAGCTGGACGCCTGCGAGTCCTGCCGCGCGGCGGGCAAAGAGCAACCGACGTGCGATGACTGCGACTCCTGGCTCGACGAGCGAGTCTGGATTAAAGCGAATCCCGGTCTGGGCACGATCCTGCAGAAAAGCTATCTCGACAAGCAAGTGAAAGAGGCGCTGGAGATCCCGGCCACGCGCAATCTGAAACAGCGGCTCAACTTCTGTATCTGGACGCAGTCGGAGGAGCGCTTCATTTCACCCGAAGCCTGGCGCGTGTGCGCGTGGGAAGAGGCGGGCGCCGCCGCGTGAGAGTTTTCTATTTCGGCTGTATCGACGTGGCTGGCCATTACATGCATGCGAGTTCACCGCCTCGTAATCTGGAAGAGCGGCGAGCAGTCAGTCAACTCACGCACAGTAACCCGTGGGGACTCAATATCGATGGAGGTCTCTGTCCTCGACGCGGGGGTGCGCTCGTCCATCACAAAGATGGATGGACGGCGCTGGCCTTCGAGGATTTCACCGTAGATTCGCGCCCTGGATCGAACAGCGTTTTTCTCGCTGAGGGCACTTACGACTTTGACGAAATGGCTCGAATCGCTGAGGAGTATTTCCCAGCGGTATGGGCTCGATGCGGCCGGGGATTGATCCCGGCTAAGGTCTAGTGAGTGCTTCGCCCTACATCGGCGATCCGGTCGCCTGGCGCCGGCACCAGATCGAAGTTCTGCGCGGCAAGATCTGCTATGGCGGGCTCGATCTCGGAGTGGTCAATGACTTCACCTGCCTCGCGCTCTATTTCCCCAAGCAGAAGGAGATGCTCAAGGACCTCCTGCTGCTCTGGTCCTGGGTTCCGGAGAATGTTGACCATCATCAACCGCTCAAGGAGCGTTTCGGCTACGAGGACTGGGTGCGCGGAGGCTTTCTGAAACGGACGTCCGGCAACCGCACCGATTACGCCATCGTGCGCGACGACATCCTCAAGCTCGACCAGGAGTATCGCATCGAGGAACTGGCCTTCGATCCCGCGTACTCGACCCAGTTGGTGCAGGAGCTCATGGGCCACGGCGTGAACATGGTCGAGCATCGTCAAGGCACGCTCTCGATGACCTATCCCATCAAGGAATTCCAGCGCCGGATCATGGGCCGCGACTTTGCACACGGGATGAACCCGCTGTTGACCTTTATGGTCGACAACCTGGTCGTGAAATCGGACGGCAAAGGGAACCTGTGCTGCGTGAAGCCGGACAATCCCAAGTCGCCGCGCAAAATCGACGGAGCCGTGGCTTCGATTATGGCCATGGGCCGGGCTGCGGCCAATCCGGAGGCAACGTCGAGCGGGAAAGTGTTCTTCGGATGAAAAGCCGATGAAGGATCGACGAGAAATAAACTTTTTTCCACTGGCATTTCAGCTGGCGGGCTTCGCACTGCTCATTGCCGGAATGTGGCGGATCTATCATCCCGCCGCGCTGATCGTGGCCGGCATTCTGCTCTACGCCTTCAGTCTGTCGGGTCGATCGGTCGAATAATCTTTGGGCATCCGCACACAACTAAGAAGCTTTTGGCGCAATGCTTCCTTTCGCGCCGACGTCGGGCTGGGCATCGTGGGCTCGCCTTCGCCCGATTCGGATTACTGGTACCACGGCCTCGGCTATCGCAGCGAAGCCGGTCCGATGGTCTCGCCGGCAACGGCGACCCGGCTGGCCGCAGTTTTTTCCTGCACGCGAGTGTGTGGGGAAACGCTCGGTTCCCTGCCCTTCGGCATCTACCGGGAACGGAAATCCGGCGGCCGCGACCTGGCCTCGGCTCACCCGGCCTACGAACTTTTTCTGCAGCCGAATCCGTGGCAGACGGCGATGGAATTTTTCGAGATGATGCAGGTCCATCTCGAACTCCGCGGCAACGCATATTCGATCAAGGTTCCAGGCAACGGCCGCGCCATCGATCAGCTGATCCCGTTGCATCCCGACCGCGTCCGAGTTTACTTGCTGCCGAACAATCGCCTGCGCTACGAAGTGACCGCCTATTCCACCGGACAAATCGACCGCTACACCCAGGACGAGATCCTGCACGTGCGTGGCATGAGCTATGACGGCATCATGGGGATCTCGACCGTGAGCGCCATGGCCGAGGTGATCGGCGTGGGCCTGGCGCAACAGCAGCACCGCGCGCGCTACTTCCACAACAGCGCCATTCCTTCGCTCTCGGTTGAGACGGTGAAGATGACCGACGAGGCGCGCGAGACGATGGTGAACTCCATCTCGGAGAAATTTTCCGGCGAAGGCGCCTTTCGGGTGATTGCCCCGCCGCCCGGGGCGAAGGTCACAGCGCTTGGACTCACGAACAAGGATTCCCAGCTGATTGAAGCCTCGCAGGCAACCCGCACCGAGGTCTGCGGCGCCTGGCGCGTGCCCCCGCACAAGATCGGCGACTTGAGCAAAGGGACTTTTTCCAACATCGAGCAACAGAACATCGAGTTTGCCACCGACTGCATCCGCCCGCGTGTGATTCGCATGGAGCGCCGCGTCGATCGCGACGTCATCGATTCGCTGCGCGCCTATGAATCGGCGATGGGCGACTTCTACCTGGTCTTCAACATGGATGCGTTGTTCCGCGGCGACATGAAGAGCCGCTACGAGGCTTACAGCCAGTCGCTCAGCTGGCAGACGCGCGACGAGATCCGCTCGACCGAAGGCAAGAACCCGATCGGGGGCGCTGCCTCCGAGCTGCTGGTGCCGGTGAATCTCGAAACCGTCAGCCAGGCGGAAACCCGCTCGTTCAGCAAGCACGGCGTGGACTCGGCGGAGGAAGAAAGCGATCAAGGCCAGAGCGAACAGGAGCTGGGCGGCGAGCCAGAGACTCCGCAGGATGGAACCGACGAGACTAGCGAAGCTCATGCCCGGCTGCAGTATTCCCGTCTGCGGGCCATGGCTCTGAGCGCGGCCAGCCGCATGGCCAGGCGCGAGGCGCGTTCCTTGCTCCGGATCAATGCTTCCGAGCAGTTCGCGGCAGACTTGAGCAAACTCTACGAGGACCTGGCGCCGGTGATCTCCGAAGCGATGGTTCTGCCGCTCGCCAGCGCGCAGCGTTACCTCGAGGATCATCGCAGCCTGCTCCTCGAGGCTCACGGGCGTCCGCTGAGTTTCGCGCGCGAACCGATCATTGCGCTGATTGAGGACTCGGCACCCGCGGTGCTCGCCGCCCTGGCGCTTGGTGCCCGAGGGCGGAGCAGATTCTCGCGGTCCGCGGTACCAAATTCCCAGACATCGCACCTGCCAGCAGCTTGGAGCGGGCTCGCTTAGCAAATCCCATCATCGGGAGGACAAAGAACCAATGAAGGGCTCACCGCAAGTCATCGAGACACTGCAATCCGCCGCAGCCGCCGAGGCGCACCTGAACCTGCAATACCGGCTCGATCGGCGGTCACTCAAGTTCATGGGCATCAAACAGGTCTCCAAGAAAACCGCCGAGTTCGGCGACGACACGCACGAGTTCTTGAAGTACGTCACCAAGCGAATCCTCTTCCTGGAGGGCGATCCTAGCTATGCCATTGCCAAGGTCGTCGAGCAGTCCACGTTGACTGCGCTGCTGAAAGCGGAACTCGCGCTGGAGATGGCGATTGTGAAGCCCTACGAGGACGCGGTCCAGGTGGCCATGAAAGCGCTCGACGATACCACCCGGAACCTGTTCGAGCATTTGCTGAAGTGGCACGAGAAGCATGTGGACTGGATCGAACGCCAACTGCGCCTGATCGAAGGCATGGGCGAAGCCACCTACATCTCGGCCAAATTGTAGAAAGGAATCCCTTTTTATGGCGCTCAAGTTCGAAGGACAAGCCAAGCAACCCGCTCTCAAGTACGGCCACATTCTCTCTGCCTTTCACCGCCGGGTGTGGGCCATCCTGCCGGAGAAGTTTGCCGTCATCCAGTCCTTTCTGCAGCTCAAGGCTGCCGGCGGCACAGTTTCGGCCGAGCAACTGGCGCTGGTGAAGCGACCGATGCGGCGTCCCTACCTGTTGGAACTCGACGGATCGGCTCAGCCATTGCTGGCGGGGGCGATTCCGCACGAAGCCAAAGATGACTCGCCAGAATGGGATGGCGCTGCGGCGAAGGACCGGTTGGCCAAGTGGGCATCCTCCGATGGTTCGGGCGACAAAGACAAAATCGACTGGGCGAAATATCGCAGGGGCTTTGCCTGGTACGACTCCGACAATGCCGAAAACTTCGGCTCCTACAAGTTTCCCCACCACGACATCAAAAACGACAAGCTGACGCTGGTCTGGGGCGGAGTCAAGGCGGCGATGGGTTCGCTGCTCGGCGCGCGCGGCGGATCGTCGATTCCCGCGGGCGATCGCAAGGGCGTCTACGACCATCTGGCCGCCCACTACAAAGAGTTCGACAAGGAACCACCGGAGTATCACAGCGAAGCCGATGTCACGATCGAAGCCAGTGAAGCCAATGGAGGGAAGGTTGTCGCAGCCGGCGATGCGCGCACCAAGGACGGTTCCACCATTGCGGTGCTTCCCCTGACCGGAACCATTTCGCACCGCATGGGCATGCTGAGTGAAGCCTCGGGAGGAATTTCGACCGAGCGCTTCACTCAATGGCTGCGCGCGGCCGCGGCGGACCCGAGTGTGAAGGCCATCGTGATCGATGCCGACTCGCCGGGTGGCACGGTGGACGGCGTTCCCGAACTGGCCGACGAGATTGCCCGCACCAACAAGAGTAAGCCCGTCGTCGGCGTAGCCAATTCCATGGCCGCTTCCGCGGCCTATTGGCTGCTCTCCCAATGCGGCGAGTTGGTGGTTACGCCGTCGGGCGAAGTGGGATCGGTCGGAGTGTTTGCCTCGCACGAAGACATTTCGAAGATGTACGACCAGATCGGAGTGAAAGTCAACCTGATCGCGGCCGGTAAGTTCAAGACCGAGGGCAATCCCTACGAGCCACTCTCCGACGATGCTCGCCAGGCGCTGCAGGGCCAGGTGAACGACTTCTACGACCTGTTCACCAAAGCCGTCGCCCGCGGCCGCAACACGGACCAGAAAACTGTGAAGGCAGGATTCGGCGAAGGCCGCATGCTCCTGGCAGCGCAAGCGGTCAAGGAAAACATGGCGGACCGCGTGGCCACGCTCGATCAGACACTAGCGAAGCTGGGAGCCAAGAATTCCTCGGCGAAAGCCATGGCCTTCGCTGCCGCGGACGACGAGATGGACGAGAAGCACTCTCCGCTGCCGGATCAGAACGATCCCGACAATGATGACGACGACGACGGCTGCGCATGCCCGTGCGAAGGCTGCCGCGCCGACAACTGCGAAGAGTGCTCCAACGAAGTCTGCGCCGATCCGAATTGTGCGCATGAGCCCCGAGCGGAGGAGATGCCGGACGTCGCGGCGCTGGATTGGAAAGCCAAGCTGGCCGCACGCCGTCGCGCGTTGAGTCTGCTCTGACAAAGAGAAAGCAAACCAAAAGTTTTTGGCGAAGCGTTGCCCTTCGCCAATGAAACCAAGTCCGGCCGACGCTGGCTTTTTCATGCCCTGAACGCCGCAATCCTTCGATTGCCGGATGGGGAAAAGCAACCGGCTGCCACCGCCGCCTTGGTGGACTGCACACACAGCAATCACTTCAGAAACGAAGGAGACACACATCATGAGTACCCTCAGCATTGATGCCCTTCGCCAGCGGAAGATCGAGATCGAATCTCAGATCAAGCCTC